CGAAATCCAGCGGCGGGATGCATATTACGGTTGAAGCACAAACCTGGGGGGTACAAGGCAAGGCCAGAGCGGGAAAGGAAAGAAACGAGGCGAAGGATCACGGAGGAACAGGAAGAAAAGATTAAGGGGCTACTTCGAGTGGGGGAATGGGTAGTAGACATAGCACGGGAGGTGGGATGCGAATACAAGATTGTTGGGGAGATGGCAAGAGGGATGGAGTACCAAAAGAAGCCGGCGGCGGAGTGCAAGTTGCGGCGGAAGCACAAACCAGGTGGTTACAAGGTTGGGCCGAGTGAGATAGTGCAGGGATGCGGTGGTGGTGGGCGAGGCGGCTGAAGAAGGGGTTTGTGATTTTCATTGTGGTGTTCACGGTGTTGGTGGCTTTGTTGGCGATGTGGGTATGGAGGGTGGGGAATGAGTTCCAGTAAGCCGAAGGTGCCGGAAGAAGCCTTGGAGCTGTTATGGGAGATTTTCGCGGCGGTAACGGAGAGGGAAGTGAGCGAGCGAGACATGGAAGAGTTGCGGGAGAAGTGGGAAGAAGGGGTGAAGGAGATATTGGGGGAATGAGTTCAGCGGCAGATGAAGTGGAGACGCGGGAGGTGCGGGCGATCAACCGGGCGGCTAAGGCGGCGTCGAACACGATTCGCCATTTCGCGGACCGGATACAGGACAAGACGCTAGAAGAGAACCAAGCCTTTCACTACCTAGCGGTAGAGGTAGAGCGGGCAGTGACGGTGGCGTGGTGTGAAGTGATGAATGAAGGGGAAGAGGAGAACTGATGGCGTTGAAGACGCGGGAAGTAGCGGTATGCGACATATGTGGGTACGGGTGGCTGTGGCGGCGTGAGAAGCCGAAGCGGTGTGCGCGGTGCAAGTCGAGGCAGTGGAACAGGGGGATGACCGGGGTAAACCCGCAGGCGCTGGCGATGTGGGAAGTGCTGCGCAAGGCGATTTGGAAGTGGGGGATGCTGACGCCGGGCGGGGACGAGCGGGCAGAGCGGATGATCAAGGTGGGCAACGCGGGGCTGAGGTTAGGCCCGGCGCGGAAGCGGAACGCGCAGACGTATGGGGGGTGAGGATGACGACGTTCGAGGTACGGCACGAGGCGGCGGAGAAGATGCTGAAAAAGATTGGTGACAGTTTGCGTGAGGCGTGTCCGCCGGGGTATGGCTTCAGTCTGCTGATTTTCAGTTTTCACGGCGGCTATGACGAGAAGGGGAACCCGCTGGGCTCGATGTTCTACACCTCGAACGCGGAGCGGAAGACGATGATCGAGGCGATGCGGGAGTTCATTCACAAGTTCGAGGAGAACTAATGACGAAGGAAGAGATCGAGCAGATGTTCACGTATCACCCGCCGCAGGCGGACCAGGTGGACCGGTATAAGGCGATCCGGCAGGCGGGGAAGGCGACGGCGCTGTGGATTGAGGAGAACGTGCCTGACTCGCGGGAGAAGAGCTTAGCGTTTACGGCGCTGCAGGAGTGTGTGATGTGGGCGAACGCGGCGATTGCGATCCACGACAAGGAGAAGAAGTGAAGATAGCATCGCGCTACGCGTCAAGCGGCAAGTGGAGCTCATACTGCCGCTCCTCGTGGCATAGCCACTGCAAGGGAAAGTACGCGGGAGGATTCCGCAATAAGGGATGGCATAAGTGCAAGTGCCCATGTCACCGGAGGAAGCAATGAGCAGGCATGGAGTGTACGGGAAAGAGGGCGGCGTCATGCCGCAAGGGATTGACGTAGTGGAGCGGGTGAAGCGGGAATACTGCCGGACGGAGGCGCGGCGGATGGCCGAGGAGCGGAGTGTGATGGCGGCGATGACGGTGGAGCAGGAAGAAGCGTGGCTGGCGTTCAAGGTATACGAGATTCTGTCGAAGTACGAAAAGCATCTGGAGGAGATGGTGCGAGAGTACCAGAAGGCGATGCACGAGCGGTTGGGAGTAGAGGTGCTGGCGCCGTTTCTGGCGATGCGGAAGGAAAAGAAGTGAATGGAGCGGGAAGAGATCGAGCGGCGGGCGCAGAAGTGGGTGCGAGAGCACAAGCTGGGAAACGCTAAGGCCGCCGAGCTGGCGCGCTTTGCCGTCGAGATTGTGGAAGAAGTGTTGGAGGAGCAGCGGTGGCAGCGAGACGAGGAGTGACGGCGCTTACGACGCGGCACGAGGGAACTTCGTGTCCGGGGTGCGGGGCGTGGCTGAACCTGTCGAAGCCATACGATGATGCGCGAGTGCGGCCGGAAGCGGGGAATCTGACGGTGTGTGCGTATTGCCAGACGGTGCTGCGGTATGGCGAAGGGCTGGAGCTGGTGGAAGTGAAGCCGGAAGAGTTGGCTGCGGACGAGCGGGTGGTGATCGGGGAAGTGGTGAAGATGCTGCGGGAGAGGAAGTGATGGAGCGGGGGGAGATTCGCGAGCGGGCGCGGAAGTGGATCAGGGAGCGGAATAAGACGGTAGGGGCGGCGCAGGCGGCGTGGCTGGAGGACTGGTTGACGGACTTTGCGGTGGACTGCCTGAAGGCAGTGGAAGAAGAAGCGTGGCGGGAGGATGCGACGTGACCAATACGCAAAAAGCGTTACGCACGGCCGCAAAGTTCCTGTGGCTGCTGGAGCACGGTCATCAGGCCTCGAAAAGCGAGATCAAGTCGGTGGCTGACCTGTGTTGGCTGAACCTGCCGATGAAGTACCGCATGACGAAGACGGAGATCGAGATCGAGCAGTCGGTGGAGCGCATGGGGCAAAGAAGCCGGCGGATGTGTAACGAGTGCGGCAAGCGCAAGCAGGACGTAGAGCTGCGGGTTGACCCCTACGACATGGATGTCAACAACGTGGAGGTCGAGCGCTGGATGTGCTCCTCGTGTTACGCGGAACGGGCCGCGGACGTTTAAGTTTTCCACAGCCATTCCCGAATCGGGAAAATAGTAAAGGACGTAAAAATGCTTTACCTGCGGCTGACCGATGGGCGGCACTTGCTGATTCTCGAGCCGGGAAACCTGCGGGAGCTGGAGCGCGGCGGAAACCCGGCTGTGTCGCCGGATAAGGAAGTGATGGTGGCCTATACCCCGGACTTGGAATGGCTGACCGGACAAGTGGAAAAGCGTTGGAGTGAAGTCCAGAGCAACCCGGAAATCCTGGTGAAATTGCTTGAGGAGAGCCAGAAACGGCCGGCGGTGGACACCCGGAAAGACCAACCGGTAAGGGTGCTGACCGAGCTCGAGAATTGAGGGTTTCGGGCTTGCGCAGGCAAGCGCCAAAGTGTATACAAAGGATGCTGTGAGGGAGCCCAGAGCGGGCACTGTGGCTGAACAGTGAAGCCGGTGTGTTGTGAGCCACGCCAGCCTCCCTCACAGGCGGAACGTGCAGCGTGAAGCTCACAGGCGGAACGTGGAGCGTGAAGCTCACCGTGCGGTTGGGGATGAAAGTTTTTGTGGTGCTAGCAATACTGGGGGTAGCGATGAACATCCTGGTAGCGACGGTTGCCCCGGAGGAAGAAGTCATCCACGACGCCGCCGACGTGGCGCGCTATGTCACCAACCACCGCTCCAAGGAGCTGGAAAAGCCGATGGAGTATGAAGGCTGTCACTATACGACCGTGGACTGGTCCAAGAGCATGGGGGACTTTGCCTACCAGTCGTTTGACGTTGACGCGGTCTGCAAGGACCGCTGGAAGGATGCCGAAGGAGTGATGCGGGAGGGCAGGACGGCGCACCGCTATGTGGTGGTGACGACGCCGACGTCGTTCTCGGTCGATCAGGTCTTGCCCCCGGAATTGCAGGATTTAGACCGGCCGGGCCGGTAAAACCGTAAGTGTCTGGCCAGGGGAAGACAATGGACTATGTTCGACAAACTGCGGTGGTGGATAGCCAGTGGGCTGATCTGGCTGGCCGACTGGATTGTGGGCGACCTGATGATGAATGGGGACTTTGAGGGCAAGCAGGAATAAGGATATGCGACTGCCAAAAGAAGCGGTAAAGCGATGAGCCGGCGGCACCACGAGCCCCGCTTTTGGATGACGGCAAAATACGATAGCCAGTGCGCGGAGTGCGAAGGCCGGATTGAGAAGGGCGATCGCATGGTCTACGACGTCGAGGCGCACAAGGCATACTGCCGGGAGTGCGGCCGACAGTTGGTTGGCGAGGAGAAGCAGAGATGAGTATGTACCGCGCGGACGACTGCCGCTTTTGGGTTACTTCTTACTTGGAATCGGCCAGAGCCACTCAGCAAAAGCGACAAGGGCTGCGCAGCGGCAAAGCCTTGCGCGGCCACGTTTGGAGTGCGCACCACGGCCAGGTGGACGCCTCGTGTTTAGCCTGCCAGGAGATTCTGCGCAAGATGAAAGAGCTCGAGGGATGAGCTTCGACTGTCCCCAGTGGCCGGTGTGGGCGGCGGTCCTGGTAGGGCTGCTGGCCGGGATTGGCATTGGACGATGGTGGGAACGCTCGCGAGGATGGTGATGACCCAGGAAGAAATCAATCAGTTTGCCGAAAAGTGGGCTGAGCAATGGGCCAATAAGAGCGCGGTCGAAGAGTCGGTGCCACTGCCGCAGATCTTAAGTCAGTTCGGTTGGGACCTGCAGAAACAGATCCTGGAGCCGCTGTCGGACGACATTCTGGCAACCTGATGCTCGTGACCAAGCAGAAGTTCAGCCAAGCGGAAGTCAAGTTTGAGCATCCCGGCATGGGCCGGGACAAGTGCGGCGAATGTGCGTTTTGGCTGCAGTTACACAAGACAGGATGGCGGGGCGCTTGCCGGATCGTGGAGGGAACGATCTACTACGGCGACTGGTGCAACCAGTTCAAGCGCCGCAAGGTCGAAGGCGAGTGAGAACCGAGGAAGACTTGAAGGAAATGGGCTACAGGTTTCGCGGCCGCTCCAAGTGTCATTGCGGACAGATTGTGACCTGGTGGAGAACCCCGGACGAGAAAGACGATATTGATCTGGACGAAGGGACTTACGAACTGCATACATTGACTTGCGCTAATCGAGGGGAGAAATGACGAAGCAGGGGAAAAATTCCGCAGCCCATAAACAGCAGCACAAATACGGGCAGGAGAAACGGGAAAGCGAGCAGGCCGAGTACCGCCGCAGGCTGCTCCAGAAGCTGGACGCCACGACGCGCGCCTACGCGGCCAGAGAATTCTTGAAGCTGGGTCTGAAACAATAGCTGTAACGGGCTTTGCCCGTTAGCGAAACGTTGGTGCTTGGGGTTCGATTGTCCTGGTTCTTTCTAAAAGGTGCGGGATGCTAACCTAGCCGCCCGCTCAAACTGAGAAGCTAAGGCTGAAAACAGGATCACAGGATGGTCCGCGGACGGTCGAAACCGAATGACTGCGTGTACCAACGTTTCGCTAAGGAGCATAAGCTGATGAAAAGAAAGCCGTATCAGACACCGGAAGTTAAGCCGCTCAGCAAGCAGGAAGCGGAAAAACGTATGCAGGGCGGAAAGCCCAAGAAGCCGGCATCTTCGCCGCCGCGCAACTGATGGCCGACTTCGATAAATTCCTGCCCTTGTTGCTCAAAAACGAAGGCGGCTGGGTCAATCACAGGGCCGATCGCGGCGGCCCCACCAACCGGGGCATTACCTTTGCCGTGTTTACCGAATGGTCGCGTCCCCTCTTAAAGATCGAGGGGACGATCGACAACTTGAAGCAGCTGACGATCGAGCAAGCCGCACGACTTTACAAGGTGCTGTACTGGAATAAAGTCCGGGCCGGAGACATGGAACCGCAGTGGCTGGCCAATATGGTCTGCGACTTCTACGTGCATAATCAGTGGCAGGGAGCCAGCACGTTGCAGCGGGTCATCAACCGGCAGAACCACACCCCGCGCCTCAAGGTGGATGGATCGATTGGACCGCTTACGATTACGGCCTTGCGTAAATATCATCCGCCGGATATTTATGTCGAATACCGTTTTGCCCGCGCCGGATTTTACGAATCGCTGCAGTTTTCGCACGCTCCGTTCATTAAAGGGTGGAGGAACCGGCTGGCCCGGTTTCCCGAAACCCTGGAGGATGTATGACCCTACGCTTCCTGACCACCGTGCTGGCGCTGATCCTCATGATCGTGCTTTGGCGCGATTACCTGCCTGCGCAGGAATCGATAAATATCGTCTGCGATCCTGGGCCTTGCTCCGATTTGACCAATCCGCCTACCCGATTGTCCGACCTGACCAATCGCTGGCGCGATTGGCCTTGGGGCTACGGTTACCAGTATCCCTACCCCAACCTGCCACAGGGTGATTGGACGACGGTTCATTGGCAAATGCCGGACAACAATAAGTTTTCTCAACGGTGGGACTGGACAACGGCCTCCCCGGAGGAGATCGCGCAGGCACAGCCGCCTGAGCAAGTTCCCGGACCCTACGATCCGCACCATGTCATACCGCCTATGGTGACTGGCCTGAGTTCGGAGCAGACCAAGATGCTGGCCCAATTGCTGCCGGTTCCGGGAACGGCGAATGCCGCCAAGGTAGTGGAGTCGAACAAGGCCAGGATTACCGCTATCACCGGTCCTGAACAATACCAGAAGATTTTGGCCTGGGAGAAGGCCCACGAGCCGCAAACCGTGAACCCCAACCCGCCAGCCAAGAAATACTAGGAGTTCCGATGATTACTAACTACATGGTTCTAGACAGTCCTTCGCTCGACGATCTGGTGGCCAAGGTGAATGCCGCTACCTCCGAAATGGCCTATCACGTCGTGGCGTCTGCCAGCTACCGGCATCATCCCGATCCCGCTCGCTATTATCCCGATTCGGAGCGCGAGTTGATGCACTACGTGTGGCTGGAGCGCTGGGCGCCCTGGAGCCGCTATACCACGGTTGGCCCCGGCGTGGTAGTGGAGAACGTTCTGGGACGGCCGATCGCGACCGCGGCGGGAGTCGTCCCGCCGGGAGGCGTTATCGATCCTCGCTTGGGTATAGTGCGTCCTGGCGTGGTGCAGCCGGTCGCGCCTGTCGCTCATGTCAGCGATGTGGTTATGGAATCAACCGCTCAGGGGAGAAAAGGGTATCTGCCGGAGATGGAATTCATCAAGCTCACCCAGACCGATGAGACCCCGGTCTATATTCGTCCTGCGAACATTTTTCAGATGCACTTCGAGCACGACGCCACTACGGTAGTGGCCGAGGCTGCTTCCGGTACAACCGCTTCCTATCTGGTCAAGGAGAAGCCGGAGGAGATCCTGCAGTTGTCTCATGCTCTTAGCGTGCCGCCGCTTTCGGTAGAAAGAGGCTGAGCCATGGCCGACCTGATGAAGCTGACCTACATCAACGGCGGGGAAGTCTGGATTAACCCGGAAATGATTTGTGGCATGAGGCTCCACGGCAAGGGAACGCTGCTCTACGTCACCGATCCCGTGGGTGACATTGAAGTTATGGAGGACCCGGAGAAGGTGCTCAACGAGCGCCGCGCGGCCATGGAAAAGCAGCCGTGATGTGGAAATGGTGGCTCGACTTGACCGCGGTGCTGGTAGCCTTGCTTGGTATTCCATGGATTCTGTTCATGCAGTGGAAGATGCGTAAATGGCTGAGGGAAGGGAGGAAGCGATGAGCGAAGATTTTGATCGTGCTGAAGACGTGGAAGACGACGAAGAGAACGGCGAGAGCGAAGAGGAAGACGAAGAAGAACACGGCTACGAAGACGAAGCAGTAGCGGAAATGCGCAAAGGTGTCAAAGTCCTTGAGCAAATTGCCGCGCTCATGCTTGAGATCGAAACCCACATGAAGGCCATCCGCTCCGCAACCGAGGCCACGGCCGGCGGTCCCGGCTTTGTGAAAGAGCAGGAACAGCAACGTGCCAAACTCACCGCCATGCCCAAGAAGAAGGCCAAGAAGAAGTCCCGGTGAACTTCGTCCTTCAAGACGAGAATCAACAGCGCTGGCAGGTCTCGGTCGACCAGTACGGTAACCTCATGGAGACCCAGGTCGCCCAAGGCCCGGTCTCGTTGATCGTGTTGCAGGCCGTAAACCAGAGCAATTGGCAACTGGTAGTGTCCACGGCTGGCGCTGTGAGCCCGGTCGCTTACCCCGATCGGCGAGCTCGTGGCGCCGGTTGGGTGATCGTCACCACCCCAGATCAGGTGTTCCAATACCGGCTGGCAGTTCTCATTCCTCCCAGTGGCATCCCGCAACTCACAACCACGCTCGATCCGTCTTGGTCGGCGGGCACGCCGCGCGGTGCGCTGCTTCAGACCAATGATGCTTACCCGCCATTCCTCCAGCCCGGGGGAATCGGAACCGCGACTTTTCCCCAGCAGCAGATTGGGGAGAAGCTCGGTATGTGGGTAGCATCCTGCGGCCACTTTTTCAATTCCTGGCGGGTCATCTCGCAGGCCTTTCTGGGTATATATTCCGCCTATATCTCCTGCCCTGTTTGTGGCTTCGTGCAGCGCATCGTCACCCCACAGTCGCTCATCCACACCGACGCCTTCTTCATAATCATTGCTTGATCGGCTCGGCACCTTGGTGTATACGAAGTGAGTGGCAGGCACCAGCGCTTACACAAAAGTCATGTCAGTTCGCATACCCAACGATCTCCGTGATGCGATTGCGGTTATGGCGGAGCGGGAGGACGCCTACCTGTCCGACCTGATCCGCGAATTGCTGCAAGAGGCCGTGGATGCCCGTAGACGCAAGAATGGCAGGGGAAAACAGTGAACCGGCGCGACTTCCTCGCGATGATGGGAGCAGCATTGGCGGCCGAGCCGCTCGAGCAAGTTCACCGCGTGTACTCGTTTCCGTCGAAGATCAAGATCGTCAAATCGCTGGATGATGAAGAAATTGGCAGGTTGCTCGATGCCTACTACCGGGATCGAGAAGCTGTTGATTTTGCCTACAAGTACTATTATCAACGTTTGCGGATCAATCTTCCCGGCCCGTGGAGCGAGAACGCATCCAAGATAGGGCTGGGAATGCTGGCCGAACAGCGCCGCCGCGAGGATCAACTGGCCGAGGAGATATGGACTTATGGCCACAGCAACCGCAATCCAGCCTAAACGCCCCAACAAAGTCCCTGAGAACTCGCCTTTTGCCTGCACTTTTCTCATGTGTCCCGAATGTGGCGAGGTGGTTGTTCCCAGCCCGGAACGCCTGGGTCAGAACAAGATTGTCGGCGTGACTTACTTTCACCAAAACCTACTGGTTGGCTGCGGCTGGAAGCTCATCGATGCTACCCGTTACGCTCAAGGCCAGTTGCTGGGACTGCGGGAGAACGTGCCTGACGGCATTGATCCTTCAGGCCGGCCAAAGTTCAAGGATGAACACGACATGTGTAAGGACACCAGTTTCAATCTGCTCGACCTAGTGCGCGCCGTCAAGCAGTTTGCGCAGAACTTGGTGGCCGGAAGAACCACGACTCCGCGCAGCGGAGCTGCGGAAAACCGCGAATTAACCACCTAAATGCAGATCTTCCTGGTAGTCGTGGTCTCGGTTTTCGGCGGGATCTGCCTTGCGGCTTTGGCGGTGTTTTGTTATAGCTTCTACAATGCGTTGCAGCGTCTGACCAGCGTAACCGAAACCGTGTACAACGTGCTGAAACCAATGGCAGACCAGAAATTTCTGCCTGACCTGATGGCTACCATGCAGAAGACCTCCACGGTCGGCGCCGAGATTACCAGAGCTCTCCAGAACATCAATCGCACCGCGGCAACATTCAATCGCATGATGACCGCTACAGCCCAGCAACCCGTTGCGGAAGTGCCTGAGACTCAATACATTGGACCGGAAAGCGCGTTCATCGCTCCCACCGAAGAAGAACTTGCTATTCGTGAACAGCAGGAAGAGCTGCGTAAGCAGGGCATCGAGACCGCTCCCGAGAACATGCAAGAGCCCGATCTGGCCATGATGAATGGGGCGAACGTGTAGCCATGCCGCTGAAGGGTCAAAAGAGAAAACTCGCGCCCGACCAGAATCCCGTCCACTTTGAACGGCTCATCCGGCGCAAGATGGGCGCTTCGATCAAGGATATTGCGATCGCCGACAAGGTAAGCGAAAAAGCCATTGCCGAATCAATCGGCGCAGCTGAATTGTATCTGGGCACCCACTCTCTCGAACACGCTAATGCTGCCGTAGCCGGTATCGTGACGTCTGCCGCCAAAGAGGCTAAGTTGGCGCTCCACAATGGTCTTACCGCCAAAGTTAAAAAAAGAAATAAGCGTACCGGCCATATCACCATACACAACGACCTAGACTTGCAAATGAGGGCCTTGGGCCACCTGACGGGACTGACCGAAGCCATCCAGCCCAAAGGAGGCAAGGGTGTGGTGGTGAATGCCAGCGCCGCCGCCCAGGCTGGAGCCAGCTCGTTTTCCGAGCAGAATTACCAAGCAGGTTATGAAGAAGTGATTGACCGCATCCGGGACAAAGTCGAGCGGCAAAACCTAGTGCCCCGAGTAGTGAGCACCACGACCGACGACGTGATCCTGGAAGCGGAACTTGACGACTCCCGAGAAGAGCCGGACTCACGCAACGAAGACGATGAGCCTGAGGATTCTCGGGAGGCCGATCCTTGAGTTATCTCGGTATCCCCCGAAGAAATCAATACTTAAACGAAGCAGTCGAACACTTCGACAGCTTTTTGGTGCGTGCCCAGGGTGACCCCAAGGTAGCGTGGTCGCTGCTGAACAAGCCCGAAGTCGATTTCATCTTTGATGAGATCGAACGCTGCTGTACCGATGCCCGCTATTACCTCGAAAACTGGCATGTAGTGATGACGGAACAAGAGGGCCTGAAAACCCTCTATCCGTTCTGGGATTCGCAGGAAATCTTCTATAACCTGGTCGTCGACATTCAAAAGCAGGAGCGTCCCGTCAAGCTGGTTGTGCTGAAAGCCCGCCAGCTTGGAAGTTGCTTAGATCCTAATACCAGGGTACTCACCGCTGATTTGCGTTGGGTCCCGATTGGGGATGTACACCAAGGCGACAGGCTGGTCTCTGTTGACGAGGGCGAAACTCTCGAAGAAGCACAAGAACGATGGCGAAATCACAACAAAATATACAAATCGGGCCAAAAACCGCCGCATAAAGAAACTCGAAATGGGGCGCGAAAGCTGCGGGTCGCAGTCGTTGAAGCGCGTAATGAGGTTCACAAGCCTGCATTCAGATTAACGATGGACAATGGCGAGCGATTGATTGCTACCGCTGAACATCGCTTTCTTTTCAAGAAAAGAGGAGGCGTAGAGACAATATGGCGCCCGGTAGAGTTTGCCACAGTAGGCGACGAAATTCGCTTTGTAGTGCATCCTTGGAAACTCCGTATGGCACACGAGGATGGCTGGTTCGCGGGGATGCTGGACGGTGAAGGAAGTGCCCGCGCTAAGGTCGGAGGCGGCTCCGAAGTGTGCGTGAGCCAAGTCGATGGGCCGGTACTGAAACGACTGCGTGGCTATCTGACGGAGAACGAATACAAGTTCAGAGAGGAAATCGACGATAGAAGAGGCGGCGACACATCCAAGTTCGGAGACAAGCCAGTTCATAAGCTGGTGCTCAATTCTCTCAATCAAAATTTTCGTTTGATAGGACTGACCCGCCCGGAGCGGTTTACCGATACATCATCGTGGTGGATGGGAAAAGAACTGCCCGGAAAAGGTGGCAGCGAAACCGTTGAACCGTGGTCGAAGATTGTACACATCGACCCGCTCAAACCCCAAGCGATGATTGATCTGCAAACCAGCGAAAAGACCTTTATCGCCGAAGGTTTTGTTTCGCATAATTCCACTCTCTCCGAAGGACTTATCTTCCACAAAACCATCTTCAATAAAGGGGTTAATGCGCTAATCGTGGCGCAGGACCCGTCGCAGGCCGACTTCCTTTTTTCGATGTCGCGTCTGGCCTACGACTCGCTGCCTTGGTGGATGAGACCTGAAGAACGCTATCAGGCGAAAGGCCGCTATCTCATACTCGACAAACGGGATGACATGGAGCGGCAGCGGCGTCCAGGAATGAAAAGCCAGATCCTCGTCGAGGCCGCGAACAAGATGACGAGTGCCGGCCGCGGCAAGACGATCCGGTGTGCCCACTTCTCGGAGTTGGCAAGCTGGGAGGACGGCGGCGTCTTATCCCGGTCACTTCTGCCGACCATGAATGCTACCGACGAGCTGGCGATCATGGAGTCGACGGCGGAGGGCCGGATCGGCTTCTGGTTCGAGTGGTGGCGGCAAGTCGCCAACGGCGACGTGGTGGACTGGACGCCGCTGTTTATCCCCTATTACCGGGTACGTAAATACTCCAAACCGATACCGGAAGGTGTGACTTTCGCGCTTACGCGCGAAGAAGCAAACATCCGCGAGAAGACTCTGACCAAAGAGAATTACCGCATTTCGGATGAAGTCTTCAACTGGGTCAGAGCGAAGAAGCGCGAGTTCGTCGCTCTGGAAGGCGATGAGTTCGGGTTTTATCAGGAATTTCCCATCAACGATGTAGAAGCCTTTCAGTCTTCAGGTACTTGCGCTTATCCCAAGCGTTTGCTGCACCACATCTTAGACAGCGATTGTTGTCCGCCGCGCTGGTTCGGCGAGATCGAATACCACCACCAGGCGCAGTCGCGCAAGGATGGCTGCATCAAGCTCGTCGATCCCGTGCTGCACAAGGCTGGCCAGCTCCACCGCATGTTGAAGGGTGAGCATTTGCCGCCCGCGCGTGAGTACGGAGAGCGGCTGCGGGTTTGGGAACTGCCCGAATCCTCAAGCGACTATTACGTTGGTGCCGATGTGGCCATGGGTGATGGCGGCGACTTTTCCTGTGCCCAGGTATTTCGTATTGGGGAAGGTCCAGACCCCGACGCACAGGCGGCCGAGTGGAGAGGTTGGATCTCGCCTACCGATTTTGCCCATGTGCTGGCCGCTTTAGGGTATTGGTACAACGAGGCCCAGATCGCCTGCGAGGCTAATGATGTAGGAGTCTCGACCAACAACGAGCTTTTCCGCATCATCGAGTACCCCAACATCTACCGCTGGAAGCATGTCGACAAAATCAAAAACTTCATTACTGATCTGTTTGGATGGTGGACCAACCACAAGACCCGCGACTTAATTATCAGCAAGATGCGCGAAGCCATCATGGAGCGCACCCTGATCCTGAGGTCCGAGGACTTGATTGACGAGATGATGGCTTTTACCCGCGAAGAGGTTGGAGGGCGCTACGAGGGCCGGGGCACGCCTGACGACCGGGTGATGGCGGCAAACATCACCAACTACTGCGCTCACGACTCCGATTACGGCATGGAATCGATGGGCAAGGACCGCAAGGCGGTGATGTCCAGCGATACTTACTTCATCTTTGACGAGCTCAACCGGCTGCGCTTCCAGGCGGACCGCGAAAAAGCGGAGATGTATGTGCGATCGCATCCTGGCTGGTCGATGACTACTCAACCGGCAACCAAGGATTACGCTAATACAGATTTCAGCCCAATTTTTGATAAGCCTGGGATACGGCAGGAGTTGTACGAACAGGGCGTGCCAGCCGAGAAGATCATGGGTGACTTGCTGCTCTGGGCTGACATGGAGAAAGGACCGAGACCTATGCAAGATGGCGATGAACTTGATTGGAGGGCCTGGTAATGGCGGATGAAAACAAGGGCATTGTGGCCGGCCTGCAAGGCAATCCGAAATTCAGTCTTTTCGCTCCGGTCCCCGCCAACGCCAGTGCGGAGGAGCGCACGAATTATGGGGTCGGCGGCTTGTTCAAACATTCACGAATGCTGCATGAGAATCAGACAGCGCCGCCATCCACCCAGCGGCAGAATACCGGGGTTGAGTGCCCTGAATGTAAGACACAAGGTGTAGTGCAGAATCCTGTCTGGTCGGTCCCCAACGTGGGTTTGCAATGCAGCTCGGGACACCGCTTTCGCGACACAGAATCGCTGATGGCGCGTCCCCATGGTACTGTGCCGGTGGGTAAACGGGAAGTAATGCAAGAAGGGTGGGTGGAAGTAAAGTTCCAGCTCCCCGGTTCGGTCGCAGCGGAGCTGCGCAACAAGTATCAGGACAAAGACAAGCTGGATGCCACCTTCGCGGCCCTGTGTGGGCACATGATCGAGCCCAACATGATCATGCTGGGCGAGCCCGATATTCGCCGGATCGCGGACAAGGTAGGCCAGTCGGTGCGCTCTGGCCAGGAGCTTTACGGCATCATCTTCTCGTTACAGGAAAACCTGAATTCCACCCGCGACGAGCTCCGGCAGAAACAGGCCAATACCCCGGAACGTTCAGCCAGCATTCAGCTGCGTCGTGGCGAAGTCATCATCTGGTTAAGTCCACCGAATACGACCAAGCTCACCGAGAGAGCCAAGGGTAACGGCCTGTCGAACGAGGAACAGCTGGAAAAGGATGTCACTGACGGCTACGAGAACGGCTGGTGGGCTTGATTTATGGCGCTTGAGGCTTTCCCTCTATTGTTGCCGCATTACGATTCGCTTGACCGGCAGGTCAGCGAACCGTACAAGAGCGCTTACGATCACAGCGTCCGCCAATGGTCGAACGCCGCCTTTGAGGAGGCGGAGCGCGACCAGCAGGAGTCGGAGGAATTGTCGCTGCTTGGCGGCTACATGGAGTACCTGTCGGGCAAACAATGGACTTCTTCCAGGCCGTCTTACAAGAGCAAACCAGTCAACAACCGGATGATTCGCCTGTTCTGGGAGCTGGTAGGCCAGTTAACCGATATTCGCCCGATTGCCGAAGTCCGCTCCACGAAGTCGATCGCCGGGGACGAAGATGAGCCCAGCAAGCGCGTTACCAAGATGCTGAATGACGGCTTGCGCGCCTGGGCGTTGATGTCTCAGTTCGATCTGAAGCTGGCAGAATGCATTGCCTTTGCGGTTCTGACGACTTCATTTGCCAAGATTCAATGGAATTCCACTCTCAATTTCGGGCGCGGCGAGCTGGAGATGGTGCCGGTTGGCCCGACTGAATTGATGCCGCTCAAGGCTTCGAGGAGCCTGGAGAGCGCTGAAGCCTTGATTTATAAGGTGGTAAGGCCGCTGCGCTGGTTCCGCCAAGTCTATCCTGGGCGCGGCGCGCTGGTGAAACCGGACGAACGGTATTCCAACTTCCAGGTTGCCCCTACCTTGCCCGGCACGGTTTCTCCCATGCTGTTTAAGACCATGAATGAGGGAATGCGGCGGAAACTTACCGGGTCGCCGGTGAACAAGACTTCCGCTGTGCCGATGGCCGAGTACCGGGAGTTTTGGATCAGAGATGAGACTCGTAATACCTATACATACGATGTGCGTATGGGCGAGTACGGGATGAATTGGAGCTATATTGTCCCTCCCGGCCAGCCGCTTTACCCGCGCGGCCGGCTGATCTGCATGGGCGGGCCGCACGTCATCCTGCATGATGGCCCCAATCCTTACTGGCACGGTTCTCCGCCGTTCGCCATGTTGCGCCTGAACATCGTGCCGTGGCAGTTTTACGGTCTAAGCGACTTGCGTCCGCAGGTCCCGCTGCAGGACATTATCAATAACATCCTGGCAGGGGTGTTGGACGCCGTTAAGAAGGCAGTCAATCCCACATTCATGGCGCCGTCCAACGCCCTTTCCGAGCAGGTCTGGCAGACGTTTGACTGGTCGCTTCCAGGGGCCAGGATGAAGTACTCTCCGCAGTCGGTTCACCGCCCGGAATTTGCCCCCGTGCCTCAACTTCCCGGCTTTGTCCTCGCCATGATGCAGGCGGTCGAGCGGGAGATGGATCAGCACAGTACGGGTGCCCTCACCGCGGAGCTGGCGAAGAAGAAACAAGTGCCCTCTGGCGAGGGGATCGATCAGCTCAAGGCCGAGAAGATGACGCCGATCCGGCTGAAAGGGCGGAACATTGAATCTTTTATACAAACCTGCGGCAACCAGATGGTTTCCAACATTATTCAATTCTGGGACGCCAAAAAACGGCTTACCATGCTGGGAACGCAGGGCTTGACCTTTGAGGACTTCGACTGGGACCCCGGCACGATGGTGCCGTTCGGGGTTTCCCGGCAAGAGTTTGTCAAGGATTTTGAATTCTTCATCGAACCTGGGTCGTTGCTTTCCATCAAGCGGGTCGAGGAGAAGACCGAAGCCATCATGTTGCGCCGGATGGGCGCCCTTTCGCTGAAAGGCTTATACCGCAAGCTGGGTGGCGCCTACGATGTGAACCTCATCGAGCGCGAGCTGATTGAGGAAATGCAAATCCTCGGGGCCTTGCCCAAGCCGCAAAAGGGTGGAGGTGCCCGGAAATGACTACTGTCCCTATTGCGGCTACGTATCATTCCGTCGCCCGTAGCGAATTCGTTTTGCTTGGTCCCGGCGGCGCTTTCCTCAGGGTGCCTAAAGAACTCTACGACGCCTTGCTCATGTTCATTGGCGAGCAGTCGAAGGTGCAGAAGGGCGGACAAGTTCTGGTCAACTGTAACCGTGGCAACATTGCTGGCGTCGAAGTCACATTCAAACTTAAGTGAATACTTGAACCCTGCGGTGGCAGAAGGAGAACCGGGATTGTGCCAGAGCATCCCGGCGAATCTGAGGTGAATTCGCCGGAAGAATCCAAGGAAACATCATGATGCTTGCGATGGAAATGATTCTTAGCGTGTTTCTCGCGGTAGTTATTCTCTACGCTGGGAGTCGCATACTTGAAGACGGAAAGACCAGAAAAACTTTTACTGTGGCGGTGGTTGTAGCT